GTTGGGCGGTGTTGTGACGGAAACTAAAGTCACTTGTGGTGGATGCTCACTTTTCGGCGTTTGTTTTCTGATTTACTGCGCATCTCTACTTTGCCGTGGCCGTTGAGGTTGTCGATGGTCAACACTGCGTACTCGTCGACGGTCCAGTTCTCGACGTCGCCGTCTTTCTTGTAATCGATCAGCTTAACCATAGCCGTGATGTGCACGTTTGGAATTTTAGATTGATACGAGACGCGAGCGAGTCTGGTGCCGTCTGCAGTAGCAGGGAAGTACGTCCAACCGATTGGACCGGACCTGTGTAGTGGTACCTGGCGATATCTAACCTTGTACTGATTGATGCCAATGCGGGGCTTTTCCAGTAGCGTAAGGAGAGAGGGACCGTCAGGATCGAGGTCGGCGTTGCCATGTTCGGAAATGTTGAAAGTGTCAACAGTTACGAACTGGGTCAAAATAGTCCAGGTGGGTGTTAGGCGGAGAGTGTCGATTTGCTGGTGATACCAGGAGATCAAAGCGTCGGGTGATGACATGTGTAAGTTTTGGAGAGTTTCGAGTGAAATTTTAAACACAGACAGTGATTGTGGTGAACGTGATAGTGCTGGTCGGGTTCTGCCTCGAAAGCATGATTGTTTGGTCCGAGGCAGTGCAGGTGCACGTCGCCCTGTAGTAGGACGAGTTGGGTATCACGCCAGGGAGCGGCGGTAGGTAGCTGCCCCACGTTACCACGGTCACGTCGTCGGTAAGGGCGGTTGCTAAGGCCATGTTACCGGGGGGCAACGTTTGGCCGAAGAGAGATAGCTCGATGATGTAGGTACCAGGGTTGGCGAAGGAAATGTGCTGAGTGCCTGGTGTGATGCTTGAATCGGAGATCCAGCCAACCAGTGCACTTTGGCTTTCAGGTGGTAAATTGGGCCTTGCCCAGGGTCCGTTCGACGGGAGAAGCGCCATTATGTTGTTACCGACACCGGTTCCATAGGATAGCATTTTGTTATCGTCGTAGTAGACTGAACTGAGGGTGAGTGGATCACCCAGGGGCGCCTCATCAGTGGTGTACGTTGTACCCCAAAGAGTGAGGGCGCTGCCCGCAAATTCCTCGCCCGTTGGGAGGGCGGGAAGGTTCAGTTCTACGTCATACGTGATGAACAAGCGTCCTAGGACGGTGCCAGTCGCAGCTGGCAGGCCTTCAGTGGCGACGGTGACCACGCCGTGGTCGTATAGATTGGGAGGCCCGTAGGTGCCGTGGCGGCGGGTGAACAGGTGCTCGCTGGCCTGAAGAGCCGGATCGCATTCAATGCCGTGCATGATGCACTCAGACGGATTTCCTCTGCTGTGGTATGCTGCCTGGAGGATTTCGCGCATGTCCGAGTATGGCAGTTCGTTGGAATTGTACTGCGTGGCGAATGCTACGGTTCCGAGGGCCATATTCTGAGCAAAGTTGCTGGATGTGGTCTCGAACGTGAGAATTGCGCCGTGCAGCTCCCATTCTGAAAAATGGTTAGCAACGGATGCCAGCCATGGGAATGTCTTCCCATCTGTTGGCTGAAGTCGGAACTGTGTCTGATTGAATGCTACCGGATTGGCAGGGGCGGCTAAGTCACCAATGTACTCCCGACGCCGAATGCGGATGGACGCTGCCCCAGTTGGGGAGAATGACATCTGATTGGGTCGGAGGACGTTCCCGTCGTGGATGAGGGAATTCTTGTTGACGTTGTAGTCGCCTCGACCTGTTAGGTGCGAGATGAGGTCACCAGCTGCTTGACCGGGTGCGCCGGCGATGGCGTTTCCAATTTTACCAAAAGTTCCTCTTGGGATCTTCTTGAGCTGTTGGTCCGCCCAGGATTTGGCGGAGGAGAATGTGTAATCGCCCCGTCCTCGGACGCGTTGACTAGTGTTTCGGACAGAAGGGCCCGTCGTCAGATGTTGTTTCCACCGGCGTTCTTTTTCTGCGCCAGGTAGAGCCTTGATCTTCGGTCGTGCCATAAACTGTTGTTTGGAGAGGGTCATGTGAGGGATGAGTGAAGTGTGTTACGTCACGTCGCGGGTTAGGGGGAAGCCGATATTTCAGAACTTCAACCCCTGCGCCGCCACCGCAGGGTTTCGATTTGTAGTGTAACGCCAGGTTTCGAGAAACTAGCGGAAGGCCTCCGATCATTGAGTCCGTGGTTTATGTACAGGATTTGTGCTGACCTTACTTACAATCTGATCACGGACTTTGCGTTTTTCTTCGCGTTGTTCTGGTGTGTCAGTAGGTACATTTCTGGCGGCACGGTATTGTTTCAATAGATCTGCATCTTTTAGCGTTTGGAGTAGCTCTTTCTGCTCATCAGCGGTGCGCTTGCGGCGCTGTCTTGGAGCTTTGGGGGCTTTGTTCTCGAGTTTGTCTTTGCGTGGCTTGGTAGCTGGCTTAACGGTGACAGCAGGCTTGACGTCTGTTCTTTGTTGGAGTTTGCAGGTTTGGTTTGGTCTGGTCCAACCCATTGCTTTGAGACCGTCATACAGTTCTTTGTCGCATTGGTTGCAGTCGCAGACGACCTTTGTCCTGTTCTCCTTAGGTTTTTGTTCTTGCCGTTTGTTGACAGCCGCAGCTAGCTCCTTGTTACATTTCTTGTTGGTATCTCCGACCTTTTTAGGCTTTGGTTTCGGACCATATTCGACCATGTTGGCCTGATCGTCGACTCCGCCCATCGCTAGAGTTACCGGGCCTACAGCCTCCATAGCCTCGTCTTCAGTCTCGGGGTGTTCCCAGAGCGTTGGACACGGGCAATCGCCGTCTGCTAACCAAGCGTTGAACTTGCTCCAATCAAACCCTGGCATTTCGATCTCGAAAAGATCTTCATAATCGCCGGGAGTGTTGTGAAACGTGGCTTCGGTTTTGAGTGCAGTGATGGCAAAGTAGGGGTGTAGACCAGGATACTTTAGGATCTTGGCTTTGAGATTCTGTATGTATTTCTCGTGAGCATCGCGGAGAACCTTTTCCGACCAGGGGCCGAAGAAATCACTGTGCTTGTCAGTGACCTGAAGACAGATGGCCTTCATGATGATACATTCTTCCGCGGTGAACTCACCGATGTTGAGGAGGGTAGCGTGCAGCTTTGTGAGGGTACGCAGTGGTGACTGGATACTCGAGGGACTTCCACCGATTGGGTCGAAGTAGTGGCGGCCGAGAAAGGCAATGTAGTTTGTGTTCGTCGTAGACTTAACGATGAAGCCCAAGTACTCGGCTGCGAGGTCGCATGATGCTGGAGGGAGGTCGGCAGTGATTCCGTCGTCTCCGGAGTATATGCCGAGGCTCGCCCACGCCTCCTCTGGTTCCTTGCCAGAGATGCGCAGCGAGATATATGCAAAGAGGCCTGTCAATGGCGTGTTGCCGAGGGTAGTGAAGGAACTTCCACTTCCCCTGGAACCATTGAAGGAGTGCGGTACGCGCTTTGAGCCTTTCTCGCCGTAAAGCACACGTCCGCAGTAGTCCGTGTAGTGCCAGTCTTTTATGAGCTCGTGCCATTCTTCGTCGAACAACTGCAGAAGCAGGTAAAGTTCAACGCATCGTTTGTTGTGGTCGATGGTCGCATCCTGGGCGGTGAAATCCGTTTCGGTAACTGTGGTAGCACCGGAACATGTTCTCACGACCGCTTCGGTCGTTTCGGCCGGGTTTAGACCACAGGCCATCCAGGGAAGGACTTTCATAGCAGCAGCATAAGCTAAGGCAATGCGCCCCCCGAGTGCTTGAGATTCTGCTGGAAAAGTGCAGATTCCTCGGGGGGCTTTGGTTGGATTCGACATGACTTCACGCTTCATGAAGCCCTGTCTGTCATCATAGTTATGGATGTCGTAGACTGGCATTACGTCGTTGAACTTGTTGAGCTGGCTCTTAGTCCGCGAGTCGATGTACTCCTGTTCACCGATTGGTTCGAGGAATCCTTGCTCGTCGCGGCTTAGAAATTTCAAGATGAACTTGGCAAACTCGTTGATGTACAACGCGACTTCCGGGGTGAAAGACGAGTCGACCTTTCCAGCAGGTTCTTTTAGGCGGCGGTTGACCAGGTCCTTGCATTGTTCTTCTGACTTAGCGTGGACGAAGGCACCGCCGGAGACGATGGGTGGCATGGCGCCGTGCGCCATGACGGGCTTGATCTCGTCTCCGTCTGCTTTTGATTCATCACTTTGTCTGATGATGGTCGGCAGAGGGTAAAAACCATAGTTACTGGAGTAGCCCTCGAGTTTCTCACCATTCTTGGCGATCGCGATCGAGAGTGCCACAGCGACACGGTGTGCCTCATCTCCTTCGTTCTTGGAGCTCACCCGTACATTTGATATGCTTGGTGAACCCTTGTCGGTAGTGAGGCATTTGGCCATGTCGAGGACTGAATCCTTGATGAAATGAGACTCGTTTGAATCCATGAAGGCTACGGAATAGCCACTCGGTTGCTTGCGCTTTTCTGCAAGGAACTGGTGGCCGCCTTCAGTCGTGCAATAAAGAGGTGCACGAGGTTGGAGGTTTCCCTCCGCGAGAAATGGGCGCGCGTACGCAGCGAGCCCTGTGAATTTACAGTTTGGTACGATCACGACAGCTGTTCTGTGTTCACCGATGTCCAGACGAATGACCTTGTGGCTCATCGCGTAAGGCCGGTACATCCCGCACAGTGCCAGAAACAGCAAGGTGAAGATGCACAACCAATGTTCGACGGTCAGAGCTTTGGGGTTAACGATCCAATAATATGGTATAGCTAGGATTTTGAACAAGATACATGGGAACCTTACACCTTCGAGTTTCAGAAACCACGAAGGGGGAAGGCCATAGCCATTAACAAAACGTTGCAGGCCTGCAATCCACCCAACGGTGTTGGTGAAGGTGTATACCGTGGGGACGGGGTATGGTATCGAGAGTTCGAATCTCTTTGCGTAGAATGGACCGAAATTCAGTAGAGTCTGGTTATATAGACGATCGGTGTAGATGTTGTAGCCGATGAGGACCAGCGCTGAGAGCAGTGAGACGACAGTCAATATAGACAAACGCAACTCATAAGAATAAGTTACAAGACTGTCGCTCTCGAAACCCCAGAGCTTGTCGTAGTAGGTGTGGGAGCCTTCCACTTCGGTGATGAAGTTGCCTTCTTTGTCGTAACGGAACTTATTTTCATCGGATGTCCCAGCAACAGTGTCTGGGTTCCAGGTGTATAAACAATGAATGTTTCCGCTAGATAGAGTGGCGTTGGCATCGTTGAGATCTTTGTGGGTGAACGTGTCGATATGAGTCTGAATCATGCCAGGCTTGGCGCGTTCATGCCTCAGGTTTTCGGCAGTGTATGAGCATGCGTCCTTCGCATTCATTAACGTTCTGGTTCCTTTGTAGCCGCGGTTTGCCCCACGTCTTGACATCTGGTCGTCGTGGACGGGTAGTCCTAGTCTCTTGGCGATGGCATGAAACATGTTGACGGCAGCAAGTCGACGCCGTGCGGCGTACTTATGCGTGTTGTCCTCGGCGAGGTGGGCTCTTTCGAGCATGAAGGAATCCATTGTGAAGATTTCGCGGAAGTCATTCGCGGTGCGTTTGACTATGCCGTTTGGGCTCTGTACCGTATGATAGATTGTCTCGGGCGGCAGCCACCAGTCAACCCACGACGAATAATGGACGGGGGAATAACGGGCGAAAAACCGCGACAGCATGTAGAATACTGCCCAAATGAGTGCAACGATCGTGACTAAAAATAGTACGTACAGTGTTAAAGTACAACCCGGTTCTCGGAGTCCGGCCCACAACTTGGTGAGCAGATAATCTGTAGTGGACTCGATAAAGGGTACTGGGGCGGGGTGGGGTGGAGCGTACTTGATCCACTGCACCCAACATGGGGCCAATATGGCAGCGTCAGCAGTCGCATGCCAAGTGAACCTCCCGCCAGGGAATCTCCCGAAGACGCGCCAACAGAGTTTGTAAGGTGTTGAATATGTTAGGCACCAAAACCAGACTCGTGTCAGCCATAGGAGACATCGCAAAATGTAAATGGCCAGATGCACGCAGATGTAAACTGCGGACATTGGCAGGGGGCCGCGAGGTGTGTTACGCGGCAGGGGTTCGAAGGGGAGAATATTGC